CACGGCCAGGACCCGTCGAGCGGCAGTTAACCGCCAAGACGGGAACTTCGGACTCTCCCTCAGGGCTGGTCATTTAGACCTGGCCCCGACCACTCCCTAAAGGGGTGATCTCCACCCAAGTTTAATGCTAATCGACTTGGGGCGACCAAAACGCTCTAGGTGTTCAGTGTTAACCATGGGGGAGTTACCCCCCAACGGATCTCTGCGGACGGCTTTAAGGCCGTCAACAGAGACACTGGGATAGGAGCAGGGAATTGAATCCCTTAAACTACTCCTATGCTCCAGCTTAAGCAAACACTTAAGCAGGGCACCAGTCCCGTCGAGATTATCTCTCGGGGGTTTGGCCTTCACTACATAGCCCCTGACTATAGGGCTATGAAGGCTTGGGTGATGCCTCTCGGAGGAAAACCTCTCGGTATCCTCTGCGAGGAAACTCACCCTGCCCAGCAGTGAGGAAGTAGGTTGGATAGTCGGGAAGTGCGTTAGCAACCTCCCGATTAGTTCGTCCAACCATCTCACGGTCTTCCAGTAACCACTCTTATAGAGTTGGTTCCGGAGACTGACCAATGAGATAACCTCACTTGCGTCTTGCCGTCGTGTAGGGAACTCTTGCCGGACACGAACAATGCTAACATCGTGCCCATTAAAGTACTCCCTACCACAAGACTCTCTGAACTTTCCAGTCCAGAAACTCTTGTCAGTCCCCACTCTTGCACCAAAATGTTCGAGTGTACTGACGACGGTAAGCACATGGTCTCTAGGGACAATTAGATCGTCCCCAAAGACGCGCACCTCATCCGCATACCTTTTCAGGTCATTGCGGCAAAGTGACGTGTTAAGCGATCTCTGAATCCCCATGAAGATCAATGTTGTGAAAACCATTGCTTCAAAAGGGAAGCAAAGTGCTGAACCCATAGACGCGAACTTCGAGAGGCGGACGATTTGCCCGCTTTCTGGAAGTTCTGCCCGTCGGGATCGTGTAGCGTCGACAGCCCCAAACAAATGAGGCCACCGATTCAACATAACCCTAACGAGCTGGTTCGAGACTCTATCGGAAGCGTCACTCAAATCGAGTGTCGCAGTTCGGTTGTCAACCGAGCCACGCATGGCCATGTTCTGATTAGGAACCTGGTCATCAAATCCG